CTGCGTCAGCAACTTCTGGGTCTAAATAATAAAAGGTTGTAAGTGGAGACAGTCCGCTTAGTGATAAAGTTAAAGTCTTTGGGACATTAACAATCTGTGCTGCTACACCTAAACCAGTTGTAGGATTTGAAGAACTCATTATTTCCTTTCTATAAAATTGGGTGGCAGAGTTTATACGCTCTCTTTTAACTCTTCCCCACGCTTCTAGAGCACCACTCAAATTTATGGTTTAGCTAATGGCTGATGCCGCATCAATTTCACGGATACGAATTGTCGTATCTGGGCCTAAAGATGTGGTAAAGTGAACACGATAACTAGTCCATCCGGGGATTAAGCCTTCAGGATCAGCAACGGTTGGCTCGGCATTCTGTACAATGTTGCACTTAATGTTCTGCCATTCACCATCACCAAACTCAGTGTCGCCCTGATATCCCAACTTAATGCTAAAGATACCGTCACGTCCGAAGATATAGGTACGCAGAGCAGTTAAGCCTGTTACACCTTTATAGTTCGGAGTTGTGGTAACTTGGTTAGTCTGGAAGAAATGAACACCGGAACCCGGAAATTCAATCATTTCGGTCAAATCAACCGAAACCAAGTCTTCCATTCTTGCAAGACCCACAGGGGTATGCTTCAAGATATCAATAGGACTGTTATTAGTCGTATCAGCAGTTACGTCACCTACTGCAAACGGGTGGATTACACCGCAGAATGCTTTAGAAGCTTCGTCGAAAGGACGAACGCTACGACCTGCCAAACTCTGAACACTATTACGAATCTGGTTCAAGCTCAGGGTAGTGAAGCTTGTCAAAGACGAAGCTGCTAACTGAACCAAAACGCTAGAGTCGATAGCATTAGCACCATCAGCAGTTGCACGAACTAACGCGCTAAGAGACTCACCTAAACGGTAAGACATTTCTTTAGCTACGTTCTCAACAGTATTGTCAATAGCAGTTGCCAGAGACAAACTTGAGAAGTTTGCGTAGTCGGCATATTCACCGATAGTCGAAGTTGTGGTTAATACGCTAACCGGGATACCAGAACCAACTGTACCTTCCGCAGTCTGCGTTGTATTAGCAGCTAACGGAACATACATGAACAACTCGTACTGATTACCAGATTGCATAGGCAGATCAAGACGTTCACTGCAAGCAATAAACGGAGTCTGCGCCTTTAAGTTCTCACGGAACTTTTTGTCATAATACTTTACAGTGGACTGAGGTAAGTTCGCCTGTAAGTTTGATGCAGGAGTATAACCAGCCATATGGGTTATTTCCTATATTTTAGCATGTCACCAAACTTCCTCCAAGATGGTTCACGACATTACTTCCGCTTGGCAGCAATTACTGTCTTTGATAATCCGATCAAAGGTTCATTGGGGAGCACTAGGATTCAGTGCTTCTTACCTTAGCCTTAGGGAGACTCTCTCTATAATCCGATAGACTTGAATCTCGTTAGTTTATAGTATCTAATAAATCACGAATCTGTTGCTTAACAGATTCAACTCTTTTTTCTTCGGCCAATTTTACCCATTTAGGGTTAGGGCCATTTCTAATAATTTCAGCACCACAAGTTGGCCAACTAGGACATTGCATGTCGTCATATGGGCCATGAATAAAACAAATTCCTCCCGGTTGTTGTATCATCATTTAGCGCACCATACGTTGTCTAGCTTTTTGTACGGCTTCTTGTTCTAGTTTCTCAACAATCTCAGGGAAACCTTTTTCATGAAGCAAGCGTTTCTTATAATCCTCGCCCGACATTTTATTAATATCCGCCAACGTATATTTCGGTTTAGGAGCCAAAGGGACAGTATCGTTGCCTTTAAGTCCTGTTGGAGGCGGTGTCACTCTAGGTGCAACCGGGACTGTAGGAATTACAGCTTCTGGAATTTTTTCTCTTACAGGTACTTCAACAATAGGTTCTTCGTGGATAACTTCTTCCATTTCCAACGGAACCACAGGTGCAAGTGTTTCTGCTGGAGCACCAATCATAATACCTAACTCCTTTAAAGTATCAAACGCTAATCCAAAATTCTGTCTTACTGGAGCCAAATCGTTCTTTACCATCCAACCCGTAATAGCATCAAAATTCTCTCTACAAGGATAATAATCTGGAGTACCTTCCATAAACGCATCTGATTCAATCTTAGCTCTGAGTGACAATACATCAGCAGAAAGACTACTAAACTCTTTCATCAATACTTGAGGCTTTCTACCTAAGGCCGCTTCAAACAAAGTATTGGTCGCTTCTTCTGACATCTCCGGGTCAAGCAAGTCTCTAGAGAGTTTTACTCGTTCATCAGGGGTTAGTTGTCTAGGACTAAAATCCAAAGGCAGATTAAACTTAGGAGCTTCTTCTGGAATACTTTCAGCATCTACAATTCCTAAACGCTGCTTCTTAGTCTGCTCGCGTAACGCACGGTGAATATTAATATTCTGTTCTGTAAGTTTCTGAACCAATTCATCTTGGGTGCGATATTTTATTACTTGTTCGCCACCAATTTTTCGTCCACTTTCATCTTTTGGTTGAAAGCGATATTCCTTTTCTGGCTCTATAGTTACAACCACAGGCTCAGGTACAATTACGCCTTCACTCGATTCGTTAATAGTTTCAACTTCCATTCTCCTCCTTAAAACCCATCTTCATCGGGCCACTTGTCCCCAATATCAATTAATCCTTCTGTAGGGTCAATAGGATTAATTTTACTATCTTTTTCTCTGCTTGCGCTACGATGAATATCTATACACTCATTTATGGTGTTAATAATTCCATCATAGAAAACACTAGCTGCTCTAGCGATTCCGTGTTTTGCCAATATTTCATCGCTACTACCGGGATCAGCATTTATTAAAGCCATGATTAATTTGTCACACTCAGAACGCATTAATCTGTTTAATACCTGAAATCCCGGCATCGCTACCATACTAGATAAATTGGCAATATCGCCGTCACTAGGAATATATTCTGGTTCAAAAGTAGTCTTCATTTACACCTGTGGTTCTTGTCCCTCAATTCCTCCAACTGATGGAATTCCCTCAGTTGCTTCACTCTGACTTTCTGTTCTAGCAACATTTACAACAATATCACGCTTGATTCTATTATCAGTTGCGGCATTGTCTTGTTGCTGTTTAAGGTCAGCCTTTTGCTGATTAAGCTGCATTTGTTGTTGCAATTTAGCATTATTTTGAGCAGCAGCAGACTTCTGTGCTTGACGTTGCTTCATTTCAGGCGTCAACGGTTTAATAATGTCGTTAACATTCTTCCATTCAGAAGCTTCCATCCACATTTTCAAAATAGGCTTAAAGTCAATATACTCACCATTAATTTCAGCCAGATTTTCCTGAATTACAGGATTTTGGAACAACTGAGTAATTAAGGTCAAGCTTTGTGCCATTGTACGTTTAGCAGCTAGACTTGCTCCTGCTAATACTTCATACTCAACACAACCATTATGATATCTTTGAAGATCAATAACGAAGTCTTTACCTAATTCTTCTCCCAATATATACATGATTTCTGAATCAGGCATATATTTGAATACTAATCTGTCTAAGATATAAAGAAATGGCTTAAATACCTGTTCAATAAAGTTGTCTAATGGCCCATCAAGTCGTGTTGCACTTGCATTAGACAAAATACCAGCACCACCAGCAGTACGTCCCATAGAGGTACGTGGGCCAGCAGTAGAACCTTGAACAAGCATTTGATCAGCACCGCTACTACTTTCAGTAGCTTGCTCTGATTCTCTTAAAGCACTCCACACATCCGGTGGAACTTTAGGAGTTTCTAACAGCTTATAAGCTTTATCAACTTCACCATCTACACTTAAAATCTTACCTAAACCAGTACGAATCATCTGCGTTGGAGCATTAGAATATCGTTTACGCAAATAAATTGGATTAACTCCAAAAGAAAGTATCTTAAGAATCGAGTTAATAGTACCTTGATCAACACGCTGGTTCTGTCCTACAATAAGTCCCAATCCCATTCCGTAGAACGCCTTAGGACGATTCCACCAATTGGCGGATAAGAAAGGTATTACTCCAAATGGGTTATCGCCGCTATATAAGCATTTCTTATTGTCAATTACGATAATCTTACGGTCGGCTTCCCAATATTCGTAGACTTTAAATTTCTTTCTTAGTAAATCAGGAGAAACTTTAATTTGTTCAAACTGACTATGATGAACGATTCCATTAGCTTCTGATGCCTGTTCTACGCTAGAAATTTGTGTAGAATCAGTAGGCGGCATCCACCAACTTTGTAATTCTTCGTCACCGGGAATCTTCCAGTTTTTCTTCTCAGGGTCATCGTCACCTAAAGAATCAACACCATCTTTAAGAGCTTTTACATCATAATAATCTAAATACAAAGTATCAATAACAAATTTCGACTCTCTAATATCCCCTACTAGAGTCTTTTCGTCAATTAACACTCGTTCAATTGGGCGATAATCCAAAAATGGTCTAGGAACAATACGTTCCTCTACTGTGATTTTAGGAGTTTCATCCAGAGGGATCGTAGCATTATCAGGTGTTCCAATAGGCCCATTGGGAATACTAGTTATACTAGCTTGGCGTCTTTCAATCTTTATTTTTTTGTATTCAATTCCCCATTTCCAAATACTTGTGCCTAGTAATCCCATTTGTTCAAGACCCCACTTAGTGTTGACCTTGAATCTACATTCATCTAATAAATAACTAGCTACTGCACGTTTAGCATCTATAACATCTTGCGTAGTGCCGGGTCTTGGACGAAGCACCATTGGAGGGTCTTCATAGAATAACCCTTTATATAATTGAGGAATAATACTATTTACTGTTTTAGCAACAGTAAAACGCTGAACATTAGGAGCCAAAATATACGTATTTTCGTATACTTCCATTGGTCTAGGAGATTGATATAGCATGTCGCTATCTCTCCACAAAAGCGCCCACTGCTTACTAGTTAACCAAGCTTCCGCCTGTGTTGCTGCTCCTACAACCAAAGCAACGTCCGCATCTAGAGTTTCTAGTTCTCCTCCCGGCCCGTAGTCTAACGGGGTTAAGTCTCGACTTGGATTTGGGCTGTCAGC